TTTCTGATAAAGATAAAACTCAGCCTCATCGTTAACAGGGCTTTTACCCTGCTGCTGTTCAGCTTCTTCTTGCTTCGTTGGGTTGGTACTAGGTGCGCTGTAATACTCTCTAGTTGCTTTCTGAAAACGATCTTCATCGTAATCGAATTGCTCAAGTGTTGGCGGCTTACCTTTTGTTATCTTCCCGACTTGCTCTTCTAGAGCAGCAATACGCTTATCTTTCTCAGCTTCGCGCCTTTCAGCTTCTTCAAGTTCTTTTTTGCGCTTAGCAGATTGTTCCTTTTTCTTTTGAAATGCTGCATATGCTTGCGCTTGCGTCATTTCTGTTTTACGACTTGTTTCTTGGTTGTCGCTACTATCATCTACATAAAACTCTTGCTCTTCGGTTGCCTCGGCTTGTGGTGTAGCTTCGGTTGCCTCTGAATCAGTCACCACAACTTCTTCAGGTTGAACAGTTTCATTTTGTGCTTCGATTGTATTATCCAGTTCCATATTAAAAATCCTCGCTATATGGTAAACGAAAATAACAAGCTATAACCCCTTGTTAGTAGGTATGGTCAGTATAGCAAAGTATTGGTTAAAATTACAACTTGGCGAATTTAGCTATAAGTTAGTGGTTTTATTTACTAAATTTTAGGCAATAAAAAACCCCAATCAAGGGGTCTTGTTATATTACTGTTGCATTCTACTTGCGGTAGATTAATTCATCTTCTGGTACATCTAAATCAAGCCACGGAGGCTTAGCCCTGCGCTCTTCTGGCGTCATATTCATGCGCTTTTGTACTAGCCTTGCTTCAGCCTCACCCGCCAACCTTTGGTATTGTTTATAAGGATCTTGCATTTTCGCTTTTTTGTCAGCCAACACCCACGCTTTATCCTTATGTCTTTTAAGGTGAGGCCATGAGTTGACAAGCTCCGTTTGCTCTGTAATGTATTTATCAATAAGCTCTTCATCGCCAGATTCTAAAGCATCTATTAAGTTACTCTCTAAGGTTTGATACTCATTCGTATTCTTTGCTTCTTTTGTTAAATCGGCTATGCGCTTGTTTTGCCAATTCAATTCAGAAACTATAGAATCCTTCTCTTTTTCAAATTGTTTAGGGCTGCCACCTTTTGCAAAATTCTCCCTTTCTTGTATCGCATGTTGGAGTTCATGCAATACCGGCGACTTGATTTCTTTGTATGTCGGATCGCCAATAGCTATCCTGTCTTTAGATGGTGCATAGTTTGCTTCTTTGGGTGTATTTATAGAGCTTGTGTTGTATTGTAGGTTAACATTTCTGGAATCAGGGTAATTCTCATACACGGCATTGTGCAAGAGTGAATTACTTAGTTGTGATTCTTGATTAGGCTTTAATTGCCTATAACTTAAATTACCACCTTTTATATCATCAATGTCCCATAGTATATCTTCAATATTTTCAGGTATTTTATTTAGTGAATCGAAATACTCTTCTGATTCTGTTTCTGGTATAGCATCCCAATTACTAGCGTAATCTTCACCGTACTTTTCTATAAGCTTAGCCTCTAACTCTTCTGACTTAGCGTACTGTTCAGCCCCTTCTTTGTTTTTAGCGAGTGCAAATTTTAAGTCTAGCTCTTTATTAAAAAGCGCTTCATCTTTTATATCAAAAACGCTTTTACTGTCATCAATCTCAAACTTCCAGTCACCTTTGTCATTAAACCATCCTGTCTCTTGCCATATTTCATCCCTACCTTTGCCTTGTAACTCTAAAGATTTAGCCTCTTTAAGCGCTCCTAGATTTGCGTTTTTAGCCAATGCTCCTGCGAATATAGCCATATCACCAACAACAGGAATAGTACCAACGCCAGCAATAGCAGCATCACCATAATTGCCTTGCGATAATGCTCGCCCAAAATCATCACCAGCCGTAGCGTCACCAATAACAGGGAGCATTTCACCAAGCGTAGTAACATTAGAGCCTATTCTTTGCGCTCCATATCTATCTGAAACAATACCAGTATCATAAAGCGCATCAGATACTCCCTGCCCCATCTTCTCGCTTAATGTTGGCTCGTAAGCTTCAATGGTTTGTGGTGCAGGTGACAATAAATCTGTTTGCCCCTGTATAGCTCTTTGTGAGTATTTATCGCGTAAGAAGTTTCTAATATCGTTTATTGGCATATCATCAGGAAACTGAGCTTTGCCGACTCCTTTTATTTCTACTATAGGCATTATACAAAATCTCCAACCGCTGGATCGAACACTAGCATGTTATCTTGCACAGAATTATTTAAATCTTTTCCTGCTTCAATTTCTAGCTTAGTTAAATCTAAAGCGTTTTTAAATTGCTTGTCTTTAGCTTCAATGTCAATTTGTTGCTGTTTCTGTTGAGCGTTAACATAATTCATTTGATTGTCAGACAATTGCTTGCTTTGCTTGCCTTGCGTTTCTACCTGAAACTTAGCAACATTCAATTGCAACTCTGCTTGTTTGTTTTGATGTGAAAGCATAATGTTTTGCTCTTTCATTCTTTCAAGCATTATCGCGGGGTCTTCTTGCTGTTGCTGTGAAGCCTGCTCCATTTGCTGTATTTTTTGTTGAATATATTGCTCTTCTTCCTCGTTCTCAGGTTTAAAAGGTACACCCATTTGCAACAATAAATCAATTTCTTTATATCTAGCAACTTGGCGCATACTATCACCGCCTTCACCATCAGTTAACTGCATTGTAGACATTAAGATTAATTGTCCCATCTCTGTGTCACTACCTGCATATTGCAATAACTCAATGTTGCTTTCCCTTTCTGTTTGGCGTTGGTCTTTGTATGCCTCGCCTTTGCTTACTTGTACAGTGTAACGACCGCGAGCAGAGTTTTTATAAGGCCCGTAATTACCCTCTGAATCCTCGCTCATTTCTAAAGTAGTTACTTGACTATACTTTCCACTTGCCTCTTGTACTCGTAATCTACGCTGATTAGTGAAGTATAATGTCTGTGCTGCTGGAATCCACCCCTCACACTGCGCACTAATAGAATGCAGAACGTTTTTAACAATAGGTAAAAAAGCATCGTCTTGACGTTCGTTAACTTGCTGTATTGCATCACCGCTAGCATTTGCAGGTACTGAAGCATTGCCTTGTGCGCCCATTTGCAGGTTGTTATTCTCAAGGAATTGACCAGCAGCCAGAAAGCCAGTACCAGCTTGCGGTGGTTGTGTCATTCCAATAGGACCAAAGTGAACAGGGTTTCCACTTGCGTCCTTTATAGGGTCGGACATAACAAAAGGTGCATTATCAGATTCAGCTTTCGCCCGTTGATTTGCATGTCTAGCTATTTGTTCCGGCGTGTATTCGGGCTTACCTACTTGGTCAGCCGCTAAAATCTGCATCATAGCTGAACCGAACTGATTCATGAACATTTCATTGTCTAACTGTTTGCGCACTTCACCACAGTAAAACTCTTGACCATTAATGACCTTGTAATAACCGTAGCGAGGGAATAAAGGTACGCGCTTAAATGGCATGCGTTGAGGCTTAGTCAAATACTTTTCACCATCACACAAGGCATACTCAACAAACTTTACCTTTTTTCTAATCGTTGGTGCTGGCTCGCCTATTAAGTCTTCATAATCCTGTTTTATTTCGTTGAATTCATCACGCGTATATTTCTGCCCGTTCTGGTCTTTGGTTCCGTCACCAGTGGTTATAGTTAAACCGCTAATAGCAGCAGACATATCATGTACGGTTAAATTCTTTTCAATAACTTCATAGTAGTGTGCAAGATAAACGTCTTTAGTAGAGTTTAAATCTAATATACTATCATTACCGTAACTTGATGAAGGCGGGTTCATGAAAGAGCATATTTTAGTGCTATACTCTTCCTCTGTCGTGCGGCGGTTAACTCTGATTAAATGCCATGCTCTTTTAGCATCTGCTTTATCTTTACGTATAGCGCCAGCATCAAAAACAACAGAAGTACACGCGCTATGAACTATTTCAGCACATAAGTATTGCTTGTCTGGGTCTGGGTTTTCTTCGTCTTCGTATTTACTAGCAAGCTTTACACACCCCATACCGCCAATGATAGCCTCTTGTGTTGCTATCTCGCTCGCCTCTATACCATCAGATGCTTGAAAGTCATTTCTCCAGCGTCTAGCGAGTAGGTCAGCATCTTCGTCGGTTGCATCATCTGAATTACTGATAATGGTAGCGTTCAATTCCATGTCGTTTATGTCGCCACAAACTCTATTTATTGAGCGCCATAGCTTATTAAACTCAGGCTTAGGCTTATTCTTGAAAGACTCGCCTGTATTACCTCGCCACCACTGACCATTAATAAAAAAACGCTCGATGTCCTCCAAACAAGCGTCACGCATTTCTGTATCAGCAGAAGCATAACCGTAATTTATGCTCATTTCTTGGTAGTCTAGCATCTCATTAATTCCTAGTAATAGTTAGGTCGTGACACGTATAACGAATCAATATCAACCTCTTTTTTTATTTCTATTATACTTGATTTATCGAAAGAAAGCACAATCGCGTCGAAAAGGTTAGGAGATGGTATTTTTATTCTGTTCCCGTCTGGAAGTAATATGCCCTTCCTTAGCTCAGGCTTAGTATAAAACCTAACTGTCGGACCGTCTTTAATTGGCGTCTTACACGCTTCGGCTTTCATTTTTTCAAGCATTTCAGGGCGTATTGATTCAGAGCAGAAACTTATTAAGTCTTCATGGTCGTGGTTCTTGCCTTCAACCACTGCCTCCCATGTCTTAAATATACGCTCGGACATTCCAACAATGTTCTGTGCTTTCTTATTAAACAATACGTCTTCATTTAACAGGTTATCTTTTCTGTTTGTCAAGTTGGTTGTTTCGCTAACAAACGGCGCTTTAGGTAAATGTATTTCGCTTGAGCCTTTATAAGCAAATATTTGTGTTGCTTTGCCTGTAAAGCATTTATCTACATTATCACGAAGCGTTGCACCTAAACCATCAGCATCATAACCGAATGAATCAGCGCCATAAGCAACAGCTCTGTTACATGCTTTGTCTATCTTTCTGTTGCCGTTCATACCTTCTATTTCGTCGATATCAGTAACAACAACACCATGTCTAGCAATATAGCCACACGGGTCATTACCTACATCTGAAGGGTCACATGCGGCAACCTTTGTACCTTTACCAGTAAAACCTAGTTTTTTATGTGCATCAATACAGGCAGAGAACCAATCTTCTTTTATGATAGAGCTTTCGATATCATCGTTATATTTACCATTCCATATCCAGTTGAATCTCGATTCTGACATGATACCTCGCTTAACTTTACCTTTGTCCTTTTCTAGCTCTTGACTTAATGATTCGTCATGCCTAAACCAAGGGTTGTCTAGGTAAGAAACCTTGATAATTAAATGGTGTTCGTCCTCATAATAACCATACTTATCTAAGTCGGCTTGATAGGGAATTATAAACTCTTTGCTCATTGGGTCTTGTGAGCTTTCAGGATTCCATAAATACCAAAGCTCTGCGCCTGGTGTATCTCGAAGTGTTGGTCCTAACGTATCAATAGTGCCTTGCTTTGTTTTTGCGGCTTCTTCCATTAAAAATATTTTGTAGTTGCTTGCGCCTTTCATATCAATAATGTTTTGCATACCACCAAATGTAAACTTCCCTTTTGTTTTGTGGCGTATCTCCCAATGTGAAGGAACACTACGAAAACCCGCTAAGCCTAAATCTTTTATACTCTTTTCTATACCGGCATAAATAGATTCTTTTAACGCTTTCATCCTCTCCCTAAGCACAAACACCTTAGAGCCTTGGCTATTAACCTCGCCTGCTGTTACATCTTGTGCCATTCGTGACTTAGTACCACCACGCCCACCGAACATGCACTTATATTTTTTATGCTTCAGTATTGCGGGTTCTAGCTTCTCTATTAACAGTATAGTTGGTTCTTCGTCGGTTTCTTGCATGTTACCGATTGTGCCTTTCCATTTGCGAATAATGTTAGGTACTAATTCGCCATCTATTTTATCAACGCGATCAACAATTCCATAAACTGAATGCTCCAGCTTACCCGCTGCCGCCATAGCTAGCGGCTTAATTTTTTTTATATCCCTAGCAAGACTACTCATCATCAAGACCTAAGTGACGTTTTATTTCTTCAATCTCAGATTTCAATACAGTGTTTGCCTCTATAACAGAGTTATCTTTTATTACACTCATAATTAGCACACCAACATCAGGCGGTATAGCACCGCTAGATATGGCATTTAAAACATCGTTAGCTTTTTGTAGGTCAGTTCCATCAGCTCTAAAATCAAAAGTTATTTTATCTAAGGTAGGCTTTAACGATGGATATGATTTAGTTATCAATTCTTTTAGCAGCATTGCGCTGTTAGGGTCTTCTTTATTTAAAGCTCTGTCAGCAATGTGCTTTATAAAAGCCTTGTTTGCTTCGTCTTTAGTGGATTTCTTTTTTAATTCAAGCATGGACTCTTCGCGCAACACCTCTAACAAAAGAGTTTTAAAAGCTTTACCTCTTGCCGGAAGATTGTCACCTGGCTTTAGCGTTGTTTTTGATGTACCCATAAAACCCTTATTTAGCCCTTATTTAATTATTGTTAACCTAAAAAAACATCGTTTAAGATGCTTTATATTAGTAGTGAGAGAAGTTAACTAACCATATGATTTTATTACTTTAACGAAAACCCGACCAAACCAAGAAAAGCAAACATAATTGCAACAAAAAAAGCTGTTCTAACTTTTCCGGCTGTTGTTTTGTATTCTCTGACATAATCTAAAAGGGGCGCGCTATCTTTCATATGTATTCTAACTTCTTTTTTAAATTCGTCGTCGTGCTTCTTATCCTCTATACTAATGACCATGTGATTAGCTAACTGTTCAAGCTTCTCCATAACATTAACTAGTTTCTCTTGCGTGTGCTGGTCACGTTCATTAATCAGTGTAAGTAGTTGCGCTGGCGTTATATTATCACTCATCATTTAAATCTGGCAGTATGTTTTTTAATTAGTTTATCATATAACCACAAGATAAGCACTATTAGCCGACAGACTACGAATAGTACCAACGATATTTCGTAAATGGTTTCTAATTCTCTCGATATCAATAAATGAGCAGATAATGAGGCAATGAGAACATATAAAAAGGTGTTCGATATTGTCGTAAACAAAAGTTTCGCGCTCCCCATAAAATCCATCTACCCCATAAAAAGCCGCATCATAAGCGAATAAAATACATAAAATACACATTATTGCACATGCTACCTTAGTTTTGTGAGAAAACATATTACACGGCATTACGTAGGAATAAATTAAAAATGTAATTAAATATAGTTGCGCTTCTGTCAATGGGTCAAATATTGCACATTCAAACAATAAGCAGCTCATAAAAAAAGCCGTCAACAAGTGAGGCTTTTTCGTGAAAAATGACAATAAAACATAAATCAAAAATAACTCTGAATTCACATCAGCTTGATAATGCATTGAAAGCTGACTCTTAAAAGAACCAAGCAAGGAAGTAAAAATCTCCATTACAAAGTCCTATGCAAATTACTTGCTTTTTTTTGAATTATCTTTGCTTTTACTTTTACTTTTACTTCTCTCTCTTTTTTTTTGTA